CGGCGGCGGCGATGAGCTCGTCGTGGACCTCCATGTCGGTGATCAGGCCCAGGTCATCGGCCCGCTGGTAGGTGCTGACCCCCGGAATCGCCGTGACCTCGATCTCCTCATTTCCGGGGGTGCGGCGATAGGTGACCGTGCGGCCGCCGGCGGTCTGGAGCCGCCTGAGGGCCCGTGCAGTCGCGATGTCGAGGCGGGTGGAGGTCATCTCGGCCATCCGTGGCCTGGGTAAACCTGGGTGGGCAAAGCCCCACTTCCGGGGGCCGGGGTGAAACCCCCCGGCCGGCGCGTCCCTGCGCTCGGCCGGGGGTGCGACGGGTCTGTGTTGGGCGGGCCCCTTTCCGGGGGTTAGCCCTTGATGTCGAGCAGGAGCTCGACGGTGTTGATCTGGCCGATGACGGCCGTGCCGCTCGCCGTGTCGGCGATGGCGATGCTGAGGACGACATCGAGGATGTCGCCGGGCACGACATCGGTCGGGGTGATCGTGAAGTCCTTGTCCGCGGCGACGAGGTTGTTGATGCTCTGGGCGGCGGTGGCGCAGATGTCGGTGTCCGCGGCGGCCTGGCGGACGCACTCGACATCGACCGTGGCCGTGCCATCGGAGATGGTGGTCTTCATGCCGGCGTTGATGCGCGCCGTGATCGTCTGCCCGGCAACGTACTCGACGGGCACGGCGAACTGGAAGCGAGTCTTGCGCGTCACGGTCGTCGTCTTCACATCGCCGGTCTCGATCGTCGGGGCGGCGGCGCCGAACGTGTTGTCGATCAGCCCGAGGTCGTCGTTGGCCGGCGTGCCGGGGATCACGGTCTGCGGGGCGTCCCAGACACGAAAGGCGTCGAAGGTCAGCGGGTAGACCTGGGCGTCCTGCTGCACCAGCGCCGCGCGGGCCAGGGTCACCGCGGCATCGCGCGAATCGAGGTAGAGCAGGACGGTGCCGGTGGTCGTGCCGGCATCCTCGAGGAACCAGCCGGCGAAGGGGCCGAGGGTCGAATCGTTCGTGAAGGCGCCCGTGCCGGCATCGCCGCCATAGGGGTCGCCGTCGGCGTCCCAGTATGCGGGCGTGTTGGCGGTGACGTCCGAATTGTCCTTCACGACCGTGAAGACGCCCCGGGTCGCAACGGCGCCGAGCGCATTTGCGGCGATGTCGAGATTCGCCACGGTGACCAGCGCCGTGCCGAGCAAGACGACGTCGCCGGCGGAGACGGCCAAGGCCGGCGTGTAGTCGATCTGGTCGCCGTAATGGTTCATGATGGCCTGCATGGTGTGAGTCCTTGTCGTTTCCGGGGATGATTCCGGTGTTCAAAAGGCGGAGGCGCCGGTCAGCGCAGCGTTCTGCAGGGAATGTCCAGCATCCGTGGGTGGTGGTCTCTACGTGCCGGTGCACCTCCGCCTGGTTCGTGTCGACTTGGCGCCCTTCCAACTGCGCTTCGTGGGGCTGGGCGCCGTGCCCCACTTCCGGGGGCGGCTTACGCGCCGTCGTTCTTGACGCCGGCTCGCTGCTCGTGGAGGGCGATGCCGAAGTCCCAATACGACCGCCACTGCATGCCGAGAACGTTGAAGTTCGCCTGGGCGGATCCGAGCGTCGGGCGGCGCTGGCCGCGCAGGTAGCCGACTTGGGCGATCGCATGGCTCGTGCCGGGCTCCGGCAGCAAGTACCACGCGGTGTCACTGGAGCCGCTGAGGCCGGAGGCCGTGCCGAGGTAGGGCGAGGCGATGGGCTTGAAGGAGCCCTTGTGGGGGTTGTCCTGCGGCTTGGCCTTGTTCGCCGTCGTCGTCTCGTTCAAGGCCGTCGACGTGTAGAGCTGCTTGGCGGTGGCCTCGATCGCCGGCGGCGTGACCACCTTGCGCGGCGAGACCATGATGAACTTGCCGCCGGCGTTCGTCTGCTCGCGGTAGGCCTTCACGGCGTTGTTCAGGCCGAGGATGGCCAGGGCAGAATCCGCTCCGGTGAGCAGGTTGCCGTTGTCGGCGTGGAAGAAGTTGCCGCCGTTGGCGAGGATCACGGTGAAGAGACCCTGCTCGCGGGCGTGCATGGCCAGCTCGACGAAGATGTACGGGATCTGGAGGAAGGCCCCGAGATCGTCGTTCGTGATCATCACCCGCGTGAGCGTGATCATGCCGCCGTGCGTCTTGAGCTGGTTGGCGTACTCGCTCTCGACGAGCTCGATGTGCTTCAGCTCCCCGTCAGGGCCCACCTCGCTGAAGGTGCCCTTGCCATCGAGGCGGTAGCGTGTGAACTGCTTGAAGTTGTTCGTGTCCGTCTCGTAGGCGATCTCGCTCACGACCGATTCGAGCATCTCGAAGCGCTCGAGCATCGCCTTGTTGGCGACGTTGCTGAGAATGCCCGAGAGGGAGATCGTCGAGAAGCCGCCGGCGGCGAGGATCATCTGCCCGTTGAGCATCGGGTCCGTTCGCAGGGCGGCTTCGATCGTGTCGTCATCGAGGCGGCCGAACATGCTGTGCCCGCCATTGGCGGCGAGCGAAGCGTGGATGAGCTGCCCGAGCGTGAAGCCGCGCACGTCGCGCCCCATCGCGGCGTTCACGACCTGCTCGCCGTACTGGTCTCCGATGAAGTCCTCAGCGCAGCCGACGCTGAGGCACATCGAGGCCTCGATGACGCGCGCGCTGTCCGGACCACCCGACGTTGCGCCGACGCTGACCAGCGGCGCCTGGGGCCGACTGGCGCGCAGGGCCTGCAGCTCGGTCTGATCGACCGTCCAGCCCTGGGCGATCGCATGGGCCTTCAGATCGACCTCAGCACCGTCGATGGTGATGCGCGGGTTCTTGTGCCGCGCGCAGATGGCCTCGATCCCACCGATGCGCGCGTACTCGCCGCGCACGGCGGCGATCTCGGCAGAGAGTGCGGATCCGCTGTTCGTGGCGCTCGCGGGATTGGCCGCGCCGCTTCCGGGGGCGCCGGTGGCCTGGATGGGCGCCGGGGCCGAGGCGGGATCGGCCGCGCCGCCGCCCGTGCCGGCCGGGCCCCCGGGGCTCCCGGGGCTCCCGGGGCTCCCGGGGCCTCCGGGCGAGCCACCGCTGGTGGAGGGGTTTTCGCTCGTCGCGGCGATCTCGGCGTCGTATGCGGCCTTGAAGAACTTCCGCTGCTCATCGTTCAACTGCTGGAGGTTGAAGCCCTTGGCCTGGAGCCATTGTTCGAACGTCATGGTGAATACTCCGTGTGTTCCTTGGCCCGCCGCAATCTTCGCCGAGCTGTCCTCGGCCGCCCCGATCGCCGTGAAACTCGCCTCGACGATGACCGTCTCGCGCGCCACGATGAGCGGGCCCTGGAAGCTCCGCCCGTTCACGGCCACGCTCGTTCCGGCCTGGACGAACTCCCGGCGCACGATCTCGGCGCCGATCGAGCTCTCCCATTCGAAGCCGTTCTTCGCCGACTCGATGATTTCCTTGACGTGCGCGCCGGTGCCGGAAACCACGCCGGCGACGCGGATGCCGGCCTGGTCGATCGTGACCTTGTCCATGTGGCCGACGATGCGCTCGCGGTCATGCTCATAGAAGGCCTTGACGCGGTGCCGCGCCCGGGCGCCCTGGAGGTCGACGACGACCGGCGAGAAGAAATCGGCCAGGTTCAGGGCGCTGCCGTCGTAGGCGTTCATCTCGAAGCGCGCCAGTCGCGGCCCTGCCCCCGGAGACTCGCCCTCCGCCGCGGCGGCGGTAATCGTCACGGGCGCGGTGAACGTAAGGACCTCTGGTTTGGGACCGGAGGCGAGCAGCGTCCTCGGCGCCGACATGGCATCGTGCGGGATCATGCCGTGGCCTCCGTGAGCACTTCCACATCCTCGAGGGCGGCCTCCAGTTGCTCGATGCGCTCGATGAGCGCATCGAAGTCGGCCGCGGCGCGTGCCGGCTCGGCCGAGGGCTGCGCCGGGGCCAGGCCCAGCTCCTTCTTGAGCGCCTGCTCCTTGGCGATCTGCTGCAGTTCCTTCTCCCAGTCCACGCCCGCGCGAGCGGCTTCACGCGCCAGGCTTGTCGTGAGGCTGCTGAGTCGCGTCTTCTGCGCAGTCGCCTCCTTGGCCGGATCCACGTGCTCATCGCCGGGCCAGAACCACTCGTGTGGAATGGAGATGTCGGCATCGGGCAGAGGCAGATATCCGGGGATCCGCGAGGCCTCCTCGAGCCACTGCTCGAAGAGCCACTCGAGGACTTCCAGCTCCAGCTCCTGGCGATCGACGCCGAGGGACTTGTAATAGACCTTGTGATCCAGCCGGCCCGAGGCGTAGTTGTAACCCGAGCTGTTGCCGGCGGCGACGTTGTACGGCATGTTCAGGCAGCGGGCGATCTCGTTGATGATCTCCCGCTTGAAGTCGCCGTAGGTCGTCGTCGGCTGCTCGGCCTTCAGTTGCGAGATGTCGTGCCCGTCCGGCAGCACCATGAGCACGCGGCGCACGATCTCCACCAGGTCGTTGGGGACCAGCCCGACGGCATCGTCATCGTCATCCGGGGGCAGGGTGCTCTTGATGACGCCGGCGATGTCGGCCGCCGTCTCGGCCGCGGCGATGGTCGCCAGCGTGTAGCGGCGGAGCAGCGCGTAGAGCGGCAGGGCGGGCGTGATCTCGGGCACGCCCCGCGTCTGCACCGGGCGCTCCGGCCGGAACAGGTGCACGACGTGCTCGGCGTCGATCGTGTCGTAATCCAGCGGCGAGTTCGTGAGGTAACTCAGCGTCTCGCCCGGGTGCTGCTTGAGGATGTGGTAGGCCAGCGGGTTGCCGTAATCATCGAAGACGATGCCATCGGTGATCTGCTTCGGATCGAAGCCGAGCGTGGGCGTGGCCACCTGGTCGGCCTCGATGAGCCTGAGGTCCAGCTTGACCGGATGCTTCAGGCGCGGATTCGTGATGCGGATGCCGAAGATCTCGCCATCGCGGGCGCGCGTCATGCGCATCGTGCGCAGCTTCTGGGCCAGGCGGATCCGCCGCGTCCAGAGGGCGAACTTGCGTTCGATCTCGTTGGCCGCCTCGCGGTTGGGATGCAGGAGCTGGAGCACGGGCCCCACGCCGACCACGTCGTTGGCGAGCGTGAGGAGCATGCCCTTGCAGTAGGTGTTGTTCGCCTCCTCATACCTGGCGCGGAAGCGCAGGATGGCCCGCACGGCGGGATTCTGCGCGGCGTTGGCGCTGAGGGCATCGGCGGCGGCCCAGTGGCTGCTGTTTTCGCTCGTCGTCTGCGCGGCGTCGTAGCTGGCCCGCAGCCGCCGGCTGCCGTCGGTCATTTGGCCGATCGTGTATGGGAGTTGCTCGCGCCGTCGGGCGGATGCCTCGACGGCCGCCCCCGGAAGTGTGGCCTCGGCGACGGCGGCCGTGGCCGCGCCGGTCTCGTCTCCGGGGCGATTTCCGGGGGCGGGGGCGGCGGTCATGCGGCGCCTCCCGGCTTGATGCGGAAGAAGCGGATGGGGAGCCGCCGGTTGTGCTTGGCGCTCAGCCCGCGGAGGTACTTGTCCGCGGCGATCTGGTCC